ACAACGATCGTCGTCAGGCATAACGGAAGTAGAACATACTCCTACACATGGGTTATCTGCAATACTTGTGCATTTCCCAAGTGTTCTTGAATGGGCTGTAAAAATTCCAACCTCTTTCACTCACTCCTCCTGTGTAGATACTAATTTATTTAAATACCATTGAGCCTTCTTTAGGTCCTCAATCTTATTCTTATATTCATATCTCCACAAATATTTAATTACGTTGCCTTTACAGTAGCCAGCAAATGCTTCTTCACTCATACTTGCTTCTATTCCGTCAACGCACTCTATGCCACCTTGATTATAATGGGGTGGCTTATTCACCATATCCATAGCTTTATCCCATTTCATGTTTACTTTTTATTATTATCTAAACATATGTTGCTTATTCTATCTATATATTCATCAAAAGTCACGGCACACCTTAAAAAACAATCTAAATAAAAAAACTCAACTTGTGAGTTATCTGTTATGCATACACCATTAGGGGACCCCAGGACGATGTACGTAGGCAATTTATGGTCGTACGCCCGCTGGATCCAGAGGCGTTGTTGTTTTGAAAGATTAACAGGTATTTTTGTTGTACCTTTAACTGGTAGTTTTTGAATGTATTTATATTCTACAAAACAAAAGCCGCCTGGACCTGAGTAGAATGTATCGGGAACACCCCCATGGTAGGGGTCGTTGATTTTCCACTTATATACTTCTTTAGGAAGTTTTTTGTGGATTTTGTTTATGAAGTCCTTTTCTTTCACGTTTTAATTCTCGCTCCTGCATAAGAAGCTTTAAGTCGTGCCAACGATACATTTGCTTGTTTACATCATCCCAGAACCAGCCTTTGTAATTTGTATCAGACATTTTATTAGTATACATGGCACGACAATATATGTCGCACCATGTACGTAAGTTAATTACTTAATGCTTTCAAATACTATTTTAGCATTGTTGTAATCATCGTCAGTAGCCCATCCAACTTTTTCAACTTGGATATTATAGAACTTTTGTCCGGTTCTATTTTCAGTTCTAACTGAAGACATTTTCCATAAAGCTGAAAAACGATCTCCACTTAGACCGGCAATTTGAGTATTCCATTCTCTGGATACTCGCAACTTAGAAGAAGCACAGTCAAACAAGAAAGGTACGTCCAGATTCCCGGATTCTGCATCTTTTCTTATTAACAAATGAGAGTGCGTTTCAGTAATATCATAATCCTCTGGATTAAGATTCTGAGTTTTTAGAGATTCTATAGCATCTTCTTTGCTTGCAAAGCTACCTGCTAATCCTCCTCCTAACTCACGCTTCTTCCATGCTACAAACTCTTCAGTAAATCGTATATTTAATATATAGATTGACTGTCCATAGTTTTCTCGCGTTACAGTGTTAATAAAGTCACCAACTTTGGCTCCTTCAAGATATTCACTGTGTTGCTCATCTAACTCATTACTAAGTTGTTGGAGCTGCTTAACTCTAGGAGTTTGTAAATGAGCTGCAGTAATGTTTTCATTACCCAACCCGCTGCCTTTTTCTACATGCGCTGGCACTTTATCGCTTACTAATGTAATATCATTCATCGTTATTTCTCCGTTTTTCGTTGATATTGTTATTTCGACCTGAAGTTCATTCGGGTCAGTTCAGTTGCCTCTACGCCTGGAACTTCCTGTCCCATTTGTATTAGCTCCCTGTAAGCTGTTGCTGACATGCGTTTTTGCATTAACTCGAACTGACCCGTGTCAAGTACGTGTTCATGCACTGCATCCCAATCGCGAACCGTAGGGACTATTTCCTGTTTAATGGAAACAGTACACGCATCATTACCAACCCGATCAATTCCTTGATCTTTAAGGTTAATAATAATCTGTGTTTCTAGATCAGCCTTTTTTGATTTAAGGGCTTTCTCTTGTTCAGTTAAAGTGACAAGTTCTTGTCGTGTTTCTGCTAATTCATTTAGCATTTTATCCATATTCATTAGTGTATGGTCTCCGAAGATGAGGGTTTTGCAAGAAATACCTCATCGGTTAAAGTTAAAGCTTCCTTGCCAGCTTTTTCAATTAGTTCACTCAAAGTTTCAGGTAGTTCTTCTTCTTTAGTAGCTCGTGCATGTACTAATTCAGTTACTGCAAAAACTAAAGCAATAGCAATTGCTTCTGGTGGGCGTTGTAATATATTTAAAATATATTCTTTCATTTGAGAATGTATTATTTCAAAGTTAATAAAATCTTCTTTAATTTTTGACATTATTTAACTCCGTCAATATATGTAATAGGTTTTCCATTTTTCCTAATTTACTATTTAATTTTTTATACACTTCTTCTTCCCAGGTTTTATGTGCAGCAATAAGAATAGTTTCCGTTTTTTCTTTTTGGCCTGCTCTATGTATACGTTTATTAAATTGTTGAAAATGTTCTGCATTATAAGTAGGAGAACACCAAATAGCTGTAGTAGCTTTTGTAAGAGTAAGACCATGACTAGCTGATTGTGGGTGGCAAAATAATACTTGAACTTGGCCTGCTTGAAAACGTTCTACAATATCTTTACGTTTGTGAGCAGGAACAGAACCATCAATTAGTTCATAGGTTATGTTTTGTTTATTAGCTAAATCAATAAGTGCATCGCGTTCGTGCTTCCAATTAAAAGCAACAATAGAATGTTTACGTGACGCAACTAGTTGCATAACAATGTCGTAACGTTCTTGATGGAAGTATTGGACGTTACCGTCTTCGTCGTACACGCCCCCTGATACCAGTTGTAATAGTTTTTTAACTCGGGCTCCTGCATGTATAGCATTAATAGTGCCAGATTTAGTATATAAAACAGATTCTTTTACAAAGAGATCGTACATAGTTTGTACTCCTGTGGATAACTTTGTACGTAC